GAGTCCGTGCCGCTGACCTGCAGGATGCGCGCGCCCGCCTGACGCAGGTAGCTCGAGTACGCGAGCGGGGTGACCAGCTCGTTGCTGAACTGGTCCGGCACGGCATAGCCGCCGTTGGCCGCGGTGCCCTCGACCATTGCCGTTTTCATCGCGGGTGACAGGTTGGCCATGCCGCCGGCCATCCACGCCTTGAAGGCAGTGGCGTGGTCGATGGGCTCGCCGCGGCTGGTGATGATGCCCGGGATGGCAATGCCGCCGGCCTTGGTGGCTGGCTCGTTGCGGAGCAGGGCGAGCAGCCCTTCGACCTTGTCGCTCAACGCCTTGACTTCGTTGGAAGTCGACGTGTCGAAATCAGTGGTGACAGGCTCGGCCGCAGCGACAGCCGTCTCAGTAGGGGTTTGCTGATCGCTCACGGGGAGGATCTCCACTGGTGCGGGCTCGTCGGCCTCAATCTGTGGGTGGGTGCTGTCATCGGCCGGCAGCAGCGCTTTGAGGGCGCTGGCATGCTCGACCAGAGCTTTCAGGGAAGCGACCGACAGGGTGCGCGGCTCCGCGGGCGTGACGGTCAGGCTGAGCTCGGCGATGGGCCAGGATTTGAGCCACTGCTTGCCCGCCTGCGGCTCGCGCTGGACCAGGTGCGCCACGGCCCCGGTCGACGCGCCCAGCACGCTGGCATCAGCCAACGCGCGGATCTGGCTGGCGTAGGCCGCCGACTTCGAGACTTCCGCCTCGAACCAGATGCCCTCGTCTTTCAGCTCGAGCGCTGAGGTGCCGATGATGCTCTGACCGATGGCCTTGTTCTGCGCGTGGTCGTAGAGCAGCACTTTCTGCGCGCCGAGCTGGGGCAGCCAGTAGTCAGTGGCTTTGGTGAAGAAATCGCCGACCAGATCCTGACCGCCGAAGACGACCGCCCACCCGGCGAGGGTGAACGAGTCGGCGGTTTCGGACTTGACCGCGACGGTATGCGTGAGCGATGGCATTGGGCCAGTGGCTCCCTTCGGGGGATTGCCTCTGGCCTCATGGGGGCTCGCGGCGCGGGTTGGGCTGTGCGGTGTTTTAGACCTTGGTCGCTGCTGTCGTGGTTGGTGGCGAGGTGAACAAAACCAGCATTCTGGTCCTGCCAGCGGTGCCCGTGCCCACGGTGGTGATGATGCCCGTGACCAGCCGCGCCGAAGCCGAGTACGAGGCGTTCTGCGCGCCCGTGGCGACGACGATGTAGACACCTTCTTTGCCGCCGGTCGAGCCGAAGCGGATGACTTCGCCCACGACCAGGTCGGTGGCCTGCAGGTCGATGCCCGTGTACCAGCCGTCGTCGTCGGTGTCGCCGACTTTCATCGTGCTCGAGGTGCCTGCATTCCAGAGCACCGTGGAGCGCACCTGAATGTCGATGATGGTCGACCCGGCTGGTACAGAAACCGACCCGGTATACGTGCCCGCGGCCGATGTCTGGGTGAAGGTGACTTCGGCACATTTGATCGAAGCCAGATCGTTGGCGACTGACGTGGCGATGCCAGTGGTCAGGTTGTCCCAGGTTTCAACGGGGGTAGCGACTGGTGCGGTTGCTGGCGTAACCATGACGGGAGAGCTCCTTAGCTAGCGTGGGTGAGTAACAGAACTTCGAGGTCGTCGCGCCGGGCTTCGAGCGTGAGCAGGTAGGCTGCGTAGCGCGCGTGCTTTTCGGATGTGCCTAGCCGCCCGGTGATGGCGATCTCGGCATGCACGGCGCCCCGGAGCGGCATCACGGCACCAGCCAGCCTGCTGTCGGTGGTCTGCTGAGCCGCGAGGTGTGCGGTGGGGCGGGCCAGGGTGCCGCAGAGTGTTGCGCTGGTGGCAGACCCGGCGACCAGATGAGCGTGTGGGGCAGCCAGCACGCCGTGCAACACGGCGCGGATGTGCGGCCGGACTCGCCGGCGCGGAACGCGCCACCCGTGCCCACCGCTGCCCTGCTGAGGAGCCGTGACGACAGCCGAGGGCGTACCCAGGCTGATGCGCCCGAGCTGCGAGTCGGGCGTCCCGAGTTGCCCGGTGAAGCCACCCATGCCCGTCAGGGCATCGAGGAGTCGACGATCAGGCCGAGTCCCGCCAGTGCGGTCAGCAGCGAGGCCAGGGCCGTGCCGTCGGTGCGCGAGCCAGTGATGTCCGGCCGGGCGGCCGGCGCTGTTCCGTAAAAGCCGACGTTCCCATCGATCCGCGTATCGCCGCCGACGTGCAGCATCGATTGTGGCGGGTCGACATTGATGCCCATGCGCCCGTTCGTCAACAGCAGGGTCACAAACGAGACGGCATCGTAGGCATTGATGCCCAGCGTGGCGATCCGATGGCCCGAGCCATCCGGTTGTTGCAGAAAGGCAAAGGATGCGGCGGCATCCGCGGGCGTCCCTTCCAGCGTCACCTCGTTATCGTGACCGGTCGCAAAACTGGTCATGATCAGGTTTGCCGTCGAGGACGGATCGCTCCCGCCCACGATCCAGATGCCCGGCGCGCTGACGGTGGGATTGTCCTCCGTCTGGCCCGAATAGAACACCATGTCACCCGTGCCGAACGTTGGCTGAAAGCCGCGGCCGGTGGTGTCGCGCGCGGCAATCAGGAGATCACCACCCTCGTTGACGCCGGGATCGTGGAGCTGGAGCTCGCCCGTGACTTGCAGCGTCTCGAGCGTGAGCGGGTCCGGCACGGCTGCGCCGGCGGCGAGTGCGCCCCGCGTCAACACCGGCACGATGTTGGTGCCGCTGGCCCAGCCGTTCGCGGCCTGAATGCCGCGGAATGCTTCGCTGGCGCGGGTGATGGTCAGTGTGGCCGTGCCCTGGCCGCCGGTGACGGTCGCGATCTCCCACGGACCCGCGGCAGCATCGCTGTGCAGGTTGATCCGATACGTGCCACTCGAGGGAAACGCGGCGACATCGTCGGCCTGAATCTGGAGCGTCGTGTCCGTATCGTCGATCGCATTGACCAACGTGGACGTGATCCCGTTGCCGGGTAGAACTTCGGGCATAGCGGGCTCCTATCGGCTCAGTGCCAGGCTCAGCAGGTCGTCGTAGTCGCGCTCGAGCACACCGACTCGTTCGAGGAACACCGCTTCGAGCACGTCGCGTTCGAGCGCAATGTGCGGATCGCCGCCGAGCGTGCCGGCCACCGTCACCTCGATCGTCTCCGCGCACGTCAGCCGACCCGCGGCGTGCAGCAGCGTGGCAGCCACGGTGCCGCTGATGGTTTGCTCGGCTCGCAGCCGGCCGCGAGCAGTTGGCAGATGGCCGTGCAGAACTGCGGTGATAATGACCGGCTCAGGCACCACCGGCTGCGGAAGGATGACCGGCTCGAGCACCACCGGCTTGCGCACAATGAGCGGCGGTTGCGGTGGTGCTGGCGTACGAACGCGGCGATGCCAGCCCGGCGGCTCAGGGGTGGGGGTCCGTGGTGGGCGGCGGGTGCGGGTGCGTCCAGCGTGGCCACCGCTGCCGGTCGTGGTGGTTGTCTGGTCAACCGTGAAACTGCCCTCGAGTGGGGGCAGGCTACCCGCGACGGAGCTGGTGATGGATTCGGTGCCGGTCAGGCTGGCCGTGGGTGGTGGCAGACTACCGGCGACGGAGCTGGTAATGGTTTCCGCCGCGGTCAGGCTGGCGGTCGGACTGTCGAGTGCGCCTGCAACCGTGGAGGTGATGGTTTCGTCCGCGCTCAGTGACGCGGTGGGTTGCTGGAGTGTGCCGGCCAGCGTGCTCGGGTTGGGCGGAATCGAGATGACGTAGCGCCGCCACACGGGCGGCGCGAACATGCTGAATGGCGAGGCCGAGACTTCGCGGATCTCAGACGGCGTGAGCTCCCGGTTATAGATCAGAAACAGCCACGTCTCGGCCAGGTCGGCGCCGATGCCGTTATAGAGACCCAGCAGCAGTGAGGACGACGTGCCGGTGCGCCCACCACCGACGACGCCCGTTGCCTGGCGCCGTCCGTTCTGCCAGATTTCCTGGCCGCGACCACCGTAGGTAAACGCCCACAGATCATCGCCAAACGCCAGGCCGGACTTGCTCAGGCGATTACCAGCGCTCGTGCCGCCGAAGTCCCAGTACACCGTGCCGTCGGAATACGGCAGATGGGCACCGAACGCGGCGGCACCCGTGCCACCGCCAAACGCAGACGACGCTCGATTGGTCGCGTCGGTCTTGCGGTAGCCGATGACAACGGTGCAGGCAGTGGTCGGGAGAATCGCGTTGCTTGGCCCAAAACTGACAGTGTTGGTCCCGCCGGCATTGATCGACCGAACGCCGAAGCCATGCCGCGTCGCGGTCTTGATGTACGTGCTGCCAGCAGCGAACGTGCCGTTCCGGTTCATGCCGCTCAGGTCAGCTACCCGCGCACCAAGGTCGCTTGCGGTGCCCCCGCCGAGGCCGTCATTGAGTGGGCAGGCAAGAACCAGCCCGCGCGCTAACGGATGCGACGGATCGAGCGGCGTTCCTGCCGGTGGCTTGGAGTTCCCCCAGGAAAAGCCGACCGTCACGACTTAGAGCGCCGAGACCGCGCCCAAGCCGGCTTCGACAATGACCGCCTGGCCAGAGCCCGGCGAACCATCAACCACGAGCCTGATTTTCTGGACGCTGGTCAGGTCAAGCAGCGCGTGGTATTCCTCGGCCTGGTCGCGGACGGTGGCACCTGTTTGGGCAAACACGAGCGCTTCCTGCAGGGTGATGGTGGCGCTGGAGATGCTGACCACATGTTTCCACTCGGAGTTGGCAATGCTGGTGTTGTGGCAGAACACAAAGTCGGCGGCGCCGAAGTTCGTGGCCGCCGCCAGCACGATGGTGGTGTCACCTATGGACGATGTGCCCGACACGGCTTGCGAGCCAATAGATGCACCCAGCGCGGGCGAGAATGCCGCGAGCGTGATCCACTCGTTGGCCGTCGGGCTGGTTTTGTACGTGCCTTCGATGCGGAAGATCGGCGCGGCGGTGAACGCTGTGCCCGTACCGCGGCCCATCCTGATCCGAACGTCGGCGCCGTAGTAGGTCGAGACGTCGACCGCGGAGCCGACGGTGATGACGTTGGATGCCGTCGAGGCAATGGCGTACAGGCTAACTTCGGTGACCTTGGTCAGGCTCAACGGACTCTCCCGTACTGGTTCAACGTCGCCTGAATGAGGGCCTGTGCTTCGCTGGCTTTCGCCGCCGCGTAATCGTCGAGCCAGGCGTTGATTGATGCGGACGTGGTCGCGTTGGACGGTGGGCTGATGGTGTCGACGATCTCGAACACCGTGCCTGCGGTGATGCTCGTCTTTTCCGCCGAGCTGATGCCGCCATCCGAGCCCGTGCCGTCGGCCAGCACGGTGCGACCACCCAGGCCGGACTTGATCAGCACAGTCGCCCACGGAATGCCCGCGGCGTTGTTGGTACCGGGGATGGTGACGTGGATGGCGACGCGGAACTGGGTGCCGCTGCGCTCCAGAACGTGCAGAGCTGACATCAAGCGGGCAGGGTTATGGAACCCGCACTGCAGGAGATGGTGGCCGCGGCGACGATGCTGACGGTGGCGAGCAGCAAGGAGCCACCGCCACCCGTAGCCGTCGCCTCACCCTGGTACTGACTCACCGCGCTCGAGTCGAGGATTCTCCAGAAGCTCGCTGTGCCCGCGGCCGCGGCGGCCGCGCTGGTGATGGTGCCCAATGTGGCCACGCCGGAGGCGACACCACTGACGGGTGTCGCTGCCAATGGCAACGTCGCCAGGAGCACCGCGGCACCCAGGCTCGCGTCAGCGTCAGCCGGCACGCTGCCCGAATAGATGCGCAATGACGCGGTGGCGCCGAGGAGCGTATTGACCGACGTGCCGTTGAACGCGGCTGTTCTGGCCGTGGCGGCACCGTGGACGGTAGTGGAAGCCATAGAGTTGCACCTCGGTGTCGTTGGGCTGGTGGATCGTGGTCGTCGTGGTGGTGGGGCTGTTGCTCGGCCTGGCCGTGCTGACCCTGCTGCTGATGCGCTTCAGCGGCCTGCAGAGCCGCGAGGAGGAGCTCGAGCACGCTCGCCGTCGAGCCTGGTCGGTCCACGACCCGGACGACGACGACGAAGAGATGGGCTAGGCGTTGAGCGCGTTCTGAATCGCCGAGTTGAAGTCGTTTTCGATCGCGCTGTGATTCCGATCCAACGCCTGCTGATCGGTGATCCAGCCAGTGGCCGCGTGACCGGCGGTCTGCGTCTCCTGGCCCTGGACCCACTTCGCGTAACGCTGGCCACCGCGGCGCGATCTGGCCGCGTTGCTGATGCCGCCCAGGATCACACCACCCGAAAAGGAGGGAGTGCTGGGTGTCCACGAACGGCCGAGGTCGCCCGTGCGGGTGTAGGTACTGCCTGATGGTGGGCTGGGATATTTCTGGAGGGTGGCGATGACGCGCGCTTGCGCCCTGGCCATGCCGCGCTCAATGGTCGCCGCCGCAGTGGCGCGACCGAGCTTGGCGACCAGGGCTTCGACGCCGACCAGGGTGATCGTCAGCTCAGCCATTAGATGCTCCTTCGGGTCCGTCAAAGGACATCGCCCACCAACATCTACAGCGGCCATGTATCGGAGGACTGTTGCCCGAGTCGATGGGGAAGATCTGGCCGTCGAGGGGGCTGCAGCGCGAACAGACACGCTCGTCATTGGCCGTGTGAAAGGTCATCCACTGGACACCTAAGCGGCGCGCGGCCACTGTTGCGCCGGCCGCGAAACTGCGCGTTATCTCAGTCGTCGATATCAGCGCGGCCCGCTGTAAGCCGAAGGTTGGCGCCAGCTGCGCGACCAGGTCGCGGTACGTCAGCTTTCCCGAGATGAAGTCGCTCAGTGCGCCCTGGACGACCGTGGCCGAGGTGCGCGTGATGCCCTGCACCAGCGTGCCCGCGTACTGCGATGCCCACTGGCGCGCGTCCTCGTTGATGAGATCCCAGGACGAGCTCAGCGTGTCGTCGCCCATCGCCTTCGATTCGGTGCCGTGCAGCGTGCTGACCTGCTGTTGGCCGTGGTCCGCGCCCAACCGTGCGCCCTCGAGCAGCATCGCATACAGGGCCACGTACAGTGGCTTTTCAGCGATGTGCAGTCGAGAGACGACGCCCTGGGTGGTCTCGGGAGTGATATCCGCGGGCAGAATCTCGCGGAGCTGCTGACGCAGGA